CACAGTGTGGACCTAAAGGCCTTTACGGATAGGTTCCCAATTGAGATAAACAAGAGAATATTGGAAGTTTGGTTTGGTACGCAATATGCAGATGCGTGAAAACAACTTATGGTTGGTCAACCCTTTAGGTATAAGGAGCAAGACATTGTCTATGCTACCGGAAACCCAATGGGCCTTTACTCATCGTTTAACTCAACAGCTTTATCCCACCACTACATTCTATGATTGGCCTATAAAAGGTCGAACCTAAAATGAAGAAGAGGAAGATATATGATGTTGGGTGACGATATTGTAATAGGGACCGACAAAGTTGCTAAACACTATTCTGACATATTGTCGGAGATAGGTGTCGAAATACAATCAAGTAAATCGCACGTTAGTCCCTTTGGATTCGAATTTGCAAAGCAAATACGATACAATGGTATTAACGTATCACCCTTTCCTTTATCAGCGCTTGTGGAAAGACGGACCGAAGCTATTTCTAGCTTAGGTATCATCTACCACGAGCTCAAGTATAAACGCTGGGGCGCAGATTTGCTGTCTACATTAAAGAGTTACTACTTGATGGTTTGAAGGTGACCTAGGCCTAGGCTTAGGAAATTCCTTCCAATTCTCAACTTAGTAATTTCACTACTCCGATATCTTCAAGGGATGGGTACCTTAGGTGATGCTATAAAGCATTACGTAAGTACGCACTTCCGTATAAAGAAGTATAAATGAACGAAAAAGGCCCATAAAGTGCTCTTTGAGCATTGAGTGGCAGTCCAAGTAGTTCATACTCTTTATAAAGAAAGTCGGGATAGGATTGTAGATAAGAACACCAAAGGTAGCTTGGGAGACCTCGCTACTGAAATGGTTGTTCTGATTACCTCTTTAAGAGACGGCGGGGCGGATTGCTTCGATTTAATCGAAGCAGTTCCGTTCCTCCAGGTATACGGACGGGCTGAAGAGATTTATCTCCAAAGCCTTGAGTCCTGATACGATTACGGTATGGGATCGCAACCTCAATGGTTACGAAAACATATCGGAAAAGTTGATATACCTCTCTCAGACGAGGGATTCTACGTTCGACATCGAGATGTCGTTGTAGTCCAATGTATGAAAGCCTCGAAGATTATGACGAACATTCTAAACACTACCAAAGAGGTAGTTGCTTATAACGGAGCTCTTAAGATTCCCGTTCCCTGAGCACATTGCCAGAAAACGTAATATAAGTAGGCC